CCTCGTCATCGTTTAACATTCTTATCTCACCACCATCAATCTCCATTCGCGATCCTGCATATCGTGCAAAGATCACCCAATCCTTCTCCGCGCACCACGGACCTGTAGGATACTTTTCTTTATCCTTGTAACAAAGATCACCCATCTTTAACACATAGCCAACTTGTGTAGCTACGCGCGCGCGATCTAATGTTTCCTGTGCTATAATAATTCCGCCTTCGGTTGTTTCTTTAACCTTAAATGGCATAACAAGTATACGCCACCCAGTAGGTGTCGGTAACTTATCTAAGTTTGTTTCTTGAGGTTTTGTTTCTTCGTGTTCCGCAATCTTTTTTGCGTCTTGTTCTGCGTTATATTTATCTTCTAATGCGTGTGACTTTGTCATCATCGTTATCTGGCTCCTTAGGGTTTAGCAGGTTAGAGAGTTCCTGTTTAATTTGATCCAACGTGTGAATCTTACCGAGAATATAGTTGTATTTCTCCATACTGTCAACACCACCACCTATTAAAACTTGGCCGTTGTTGTCTATACCATCGTCTAGTAATCTTTGTAGTTTATATATCGCGTTTATTGGGTCTATAGCTTCTGACATATTTTTTATACTTGTCTCCTAGTTTATGCCAAAACTCGTCAAGAGGATTGGTTTTTTGTTTACAACATTCCCCCGAACGTACTTTTTCTTCCGTGTGGCAATCACACGTTTTATCTTCCCCCATACTCTTCTCCCGTTCTTCTTTTTGTCTTACCGATTCTTGGTATGACAGTTCTAATAAATGATTTTCCTGTTCCCAGTATTCATCAAATGTTATTTTTTCTTGAATATGTCTGCTCCCTTGAGTCCGTATATACTAGCGACGACGCCTACAAATAGCGTCTGGTACCAAAAAGGCAGATTGTTAAACTGTTCAAAGAAAGCGTGCAATTTTTCTTGGATTAACGGATCGTCACTAAAGACACTCCATATCAACAAAATCACGGGCGCGCTCACGAGGATAAGCACAAATTCGTCTTTCCATCCTTTGTCGTTTGATTGTCTTACAGCCTGTTGGTACTCCACTTCCCCGTTCGCCATCTTGCTCGCGTGCAATAGTTCTGCGTCTGACATTAATATCTTTGCTTTTTGTTTATTCGCAAATATTTGTGCGCCAGTTTTTAATACCGTAGGTAAAAGTGAAAGTAATGGTCCCATTATAATATAATAGTTTGTCTAACTATTTTGCGCGTCCACCACGCTTCATGCGTTTTTTCATCATGCCGCCGCCCATTTTGTTTGACCGACGTAGAGCTCCTACTTTTTTAGGTAACTTACTACCTGCTCCCGGCTTGTTTTTCTTCTTCATAGCATCAGCAAGTTTTCCAGTATAGACAGTTCCTTTTGTATTCATTAGTTGTGATTTTTTTAAAGGTGTATCTTTTCCTTTGCCTCCTGATTGGTAAGGAAGTTTTTTGTTTTTCATTGATGAAGTGTATTTTTTAGCTTGAGCTTTAGTTAGGGATGGTTTTGGTTTATCAATTGTAAACTTTTGAGAACCCATGTCAGAAGTATATTTTTTAGCTTGAGCTTTTGTCATACCGCCGTTTTTTTTCTTTACTCGTCTTACCATTTTATTTCTCCTAGTTAAAGATAACACCTAGTATGATGATAGCTACTATTGCACCTGCAACAGCTTTCTTTTTCATAGGTAGGTCGTTCCATTTTTGTTTTAAAGATTCAATCATGATGATCTCCTTTTCTTTTTCTTTTTTACGCCTGCTTCGCTAAGCGCGATAGCTATGGCTTGTTTCTTCTTTACCACTTTTTTCTTAGGTTTACCAGACTTAAGTTTACCTGATTTATATTCTCGCATTACCTTGCTGATTTTAGCGTCTTTTTTATCCAAGACTTGGTCCTTCTCCGTCAGAAGGTCCTCTGCCACCACCACCTTTCATACTCATTTGTGCAGCTTTCCTAGCTGCTTCTTCTGCGGCTTTTTTCTTCGCTTGTTGTGCGGCTAAACTAAATCTATCCATATCAGAAAAACCTTCTTTAATTTGATCTTCTGTTAAACCAAAACTAGGTGTGTCCATATTACTTGGTGGTCTAGAAAACGCTCCAACAGGTGCATACGGATCGTATGATACATATGGATCATATCCTCCTGCTGTTGATGGTAGTCCTGTGCCAAGTGTTGATGGATCATACAAAGGCATTGTGCTTACATATGGTGTGTAAGCTTGTGGCATTCCAGATTGTAAAGAAGCTAGTATGTCTTCTATGTTCATTCCTGAATTTGATTCGTCTCCTGGAATAGATGGGGATATACCCACGCCTTGATCTCTATCATCTACTCCATCATTATTAGAATCTCTAAAATCAGCAGTTCTAAAAGTTGGTCCCATTGATTGTTGCATTCCAGATAATAAGCTACCTAGTCCATAAACCGATGAAGGTTGTCCTGCTGCTCCCATTGGTTGTTGTGGCATTGCTTGCACTGCGGATGACACTAAATTACCTAGTCTGCTGTTAGCATTTACTGCTGCAGATTGGATAGCTGATTTAAAAGCATCACTACCAGGTTCTAAACCTTGTGTCGTTGGTGGAAGTGGGTTAGGATTAGGTTGATTAAAATTTGATATTACATGCGGAGAAGCAGCTGGTGCTGCATTTCCACCGTTTTGTAAACCTACACGGCCTCCATCTTCAAAAGAATAACTTGCATTGAGTTTTGCTTCTTCTTTTAAAGGATCAATGTCATAACCAAAAGATAATCCGTCATCTTCATCACCATAAACACCTTGTAAAAAATTATATTTTTTAACTTGATCTATTAGAGACGGTTGTTGCATAGGTGTGTATGTTGACATAATAGGATCTACAGGCGTGTTTAAACCTGGACCCATAAGATCGTTTTTATTGTTGTCTGGACCGCCGTCAGGAGGTCCACCAAAACCTCTTCTGCCTCCTCTAAGTCCACCACGTTGAGTTTGTCCGCCTACATTAAGACCTACACGGCCACCGTCTTGATAAGGTCCAATTGTATCTAGTCCACCTGGATTCATGAATGTAGGAACAGAACTAAGTTTTTCGTCGTCTCCTGCAGCGTCTTTATAAAACTTACCTAAACCAAATAAAAAATCATCATCCATTTCAGAAACATCACCCATTGTATTTTCGGGATCAACCTTTTCTTTTATTTCATCAACGTAGTCTTTTCCAAAATTAGAAGAAAAATTCATGCCTCCTGTAAGAGCAGCTATTTTTCCTGGTAAGCTAGGAGTAAATAAACCTAAAAGTGCAGAATTAAGAAAATCTCCGCCAAAACTAAGTCCTCCAGTTTCTTCTGGTGGTGTGTCTTCTGGTGGTGTGTCTTCTGGTGGTGTGTCTTCTTCACCCATTGCTTCCATAAGTTTAGCTAAACGGTCTTCTAGTGATTCTTCTTTTTTTTCTACATCAGGTATCATGTCTGCATAGCCTGTGCGGTCAACGCCGCCTTGCATCATTCTAAAATAATCTGCTGTACTCATTGCCATTAGATTTGACCTTCTTTAATTGTTGCTTGCATATTCTTTATACCGTCTTTTGCTAGTGATACACTAGCTCTAAGTTTTGCGTGATTGTCATTTTGTTCTAATTTATCTTCAGCTAGTTCTCTGTTCTGCATCATCTTAGCACGTTCTATGTTTAATTTATCTTCAGCTTCTTCTTGTCTAGCTTGTTCTTCACGTGCTTTTAAATCAAGTTCTCTATCTTTTAGTTTTAATAATGGATCATTTTCAACTTGATTCAAAACTTCTTTTTCTGCATTTGCGTAATCATCACTAAACTCAGCAATTAATTGTGCTTTTCTTGCTTCCATCTGCACCATTAAATTAGCTTCTTGTTGTTGTAGTTGCTGCATTTGCGGATTTTGTTGCATTTGTTGCATAGCTTGTGGGTCTTGTTGTGCTTGTTCCAACATAGGTTTTACTTGTTGCATTACTTGTTCCATTTTTTGTTTTTCTTCTGCAAATTCCATGTCAACCTGCTCTGTTGCCATTAAAAGTATGTGTTCCATGCAGTTTTGTTGCAACATTCCCATCGCTGCAGGATTATTTCGTATAACAGTAGTCCCCATAAACCTTAAATGTGATTTCATGTGCGCTTGGTGGTCTTGTTTTGGGAAAGCTTGGAATTTTTTACCGTTCAATGCCAAAATATTTTCACTTGCAGGGTCTAAAGCAGTAGGTTGTGGAGGTGGTGGTAGTAATTGGTCAATATCTTTGACGCCTAGTGCTTCATACATATGTCTATACGCATGATAGATGTTATGCATTTGGGGATTTGTCATTGCAATTTGCATTTCTGATTGTGCAATACTGATTCTTTGTGTCTGTGAGAAGATATTAGGGTCTGCTACAGGTATAATATCTACCTTAGGACCAAAATCAGCTTTAAATATTTGGTTTTGTCCACCAACAACATCATACGGATACATGTTTGGTAGATAAGTTATAAAAGTATCTGCTAATAACATAAACTCACACTTCATCGCTGCATATAAACGTTTATGTATCGCTGACATAACCCGCGATCCGCGTTCCAAGAGCGCTACGGTCGTGCCGACTGCTGCTTGTTGATTACCATCGCCCACTTGCATATCAGCAATGCTCGCGAATCGCTGACCGGATTGAACAACCGTGCTCAATAGTTGTAGGAGCGTGGCGTCCGGACCTTTAAATGGTAATGGCATAAATGCGTCTCTAAGGTTTCCACCAGGTGCATCAACGTCACGGAACTCGCCCGGCTGCAACGGTTGAGCTTCGTCTCTGACGCGGATGCCTCGCATTTTGAATCCGGCCGGTAAATTTGACAAGGTGCCGGCGTCTAAGAGTTGTCTTAGAGCGGCTGTGGCAGTTCTTGATAAACCGCCGATCATGTGTATTAGGCCGAACCCGTAAAACCCGAGTCCTGGTAGAAATTTGAAATGAACAAAATAATCTTGTCGTTTTTTTAACATATCATTTTGTTTATAATTACGTTTAATAGATAATACTTGTGAAGAAGATTCTTCTATTGTTACAATGTATGGAAATTTAATTCCTGAAGACTCACCTGTTTCTGGATTCATGTCTTCAAAACCTGGAATCTCTAAATGTACATGTGCTTCAATTACAGAAAATATTTCTGTGTTCTTAGGTTCAACACCAGACATTTCATCTTTTTCATTCTCTATGTCGTTGCTGCTATAGTTTCCTTCACCTTCTATATCAACTTCTCTGTATATTCCTGCAAGTTGGTGTTGTTTAATATCGTTGTATGTCATTTTTACACGATGCATAATTGTTTCTGTATCATCTAGTGATGTTGCAGTGTATGGAACATATAAGTCTTCTGCAGGTACAAATTTAGAAACACTTCTTTGCAAGATTGCATCATAGTAAACTTTTTTAAATGTAGAACCTGATAGTGGTAAGTTAAATAACATTTGATCAAACTCTGGTTCGTATTCTTTCATTTCAACCATAATTTGATAATTCATAAAATCTTTTACACGTGATGCTTGTGCAACTTTTTCGGATGTTTCTAAACCCATAATTTGAGTTCTGACTGGTCCACCTGCTGGTAATAATTCTTTGTATGCTAGTGCTTGAAATTGTGTAACTGCTTCTGCAAGTACAGGGTGTGTAGCTCCTGATGCACCTTGAAATGGTTCTGATCTATCTTCGTATTTAAATCCTAAAAGTTCTAAACCTTTTTTGTACGTTTGTTCCCACTCATCTCTTGATGATGCACATTCGTCAAACTCTTCTAATAATTCATTTGCAATTTCATTTAAATCATCTTCTTCTAAAAATTCTGCTAGGTTTGCATCATGCTGTTCTGCACCTTGCATAGCTTCTGCTTGCGGGTCTAAATTTATTTCTGCTCCACCGTCTTCCATCCTCTCTACATTAACGTCTGACGGATTTAAATCTTGCGCTTCTAGTTCTACGTCTTCTGGTAGAACATCGATAGGCATTTTTCCTTCTTGCGTTAAATCTTTTTCTATAGCCATTATTTTCTCCTATATAATGTACCCATGCCTTCTGACATAGGGCCTTTTTGTGGTGGTGTCAACCCACCTTGGTTAGCTTCAAAAAGTTTTGGTAGATACTTTTCTAAATCTTTTAATGCAGAATTAATATCAGACATTCTTGATGATCTGCTTTTCATTGGTTTATTCCTAATAGCATCTAGTACTTCTTCATTTATATAATCAATATCTGCAGCAGATGTTATACCGCCGTTTGCAAATTGTTTTGCTATTCTTAAAGAATAAGAAGGATCTCCTTGTTCTGGATCAAACATACCTAAGTTTAAATATAAATCATCGGCTATTTCTTTTCCAATATTATAGCTAGACATGTCTTCGTTCATCCTGCCATAAAAACCTTGAGGGGGCGGATTAACACCAATTGGTTGTTCAGGTATTTTCATATTTTCATGAAAAGCTATAGCGGCAGAGGCTGCTTTTTGTTCGCTGTCTGTTTCAGCTGCCTCTTTCATCATAGCGTTATACTCTTCTTCGCTAATGTGTCCACCTTTAGCTTTTTTATTACGTGGTTTAAATGGTATTACATTACGGTTTTTTGAAAGTTCGCCTGATTTATCATCTGCAAGTTTATTAATTAAATCGTTTATTTTATCTTCTACTGTATCTATAGATTTAACAGTGTCTTTATAAGCAGTTTCGTTTGGAAATTTATATTCATCAAATAAATAT